TTAGTTGGGCTCCTTGTAGCCCAGGGCCCGGGTGCTGTCTCCAAGACCGCGGGTGGTGGGGTCGTTGACGATGCCCAGGATGGTCAGCAGGCCGAATACCGCGTTGGTCAGGTCCAGCAGCTTCCCCTGCACCGCATCCATGCGCAGGGCGAAGCCGAACAGAGCCGCGGCGCTCTGGGCCACCAGCAGCACGGCGGGGATTGCCGCCAGCCAGAAATTCACATTTTTCAGACGTACCTTCCAATTGATCATGATTTTGCTCCTTCCTTTTCCAGGTCCTCTAACCTGTGATTGATGACTTTGATCTGCTCTTCTACCACCGGCATCCGCCGGGCAAAATTGTTGTGCTCCCGGACTTCACGGGTCAGCTCCTCCAGCTTAGTGTCGGTGACGGCCTGATGCGTATCCAGCTTGGCCTGCACATCCCGGGTGGTCTTGTTGCTGGTGATGATTACCCCCAGCAGCGACAAGCCGCCGGTAATCAGGGCCACAATGATAGTTTCCGTCATGTTCATTCCTTTCCTGCCGCCAGCAGAGCGGCAAACATAAACCCCAAGCACGATGATGCGGGGATAATCAATAACAGCCACAAGGGATTCATAGCATACCTCCTCATTTCCATGTGCCGGTGATCTTGTGCCAGAACGTACCGGCCCCGCCATTTTGATTGCTGAAATAAATCGCCTTGAAATTCACCGAGTCAGCGCTGCCGGATGCAAAGGACACGCCGGTGCCCCACACGCAGTTACACTGCACATCCTGTATGGTCTTGAGCAGATTCGACGGCAGTGCTACCGTGTACGCCCTGTAGTACCAGCCGTTTATCTGCCCGGTCGTGCCCAAGTTGCTGGAGGTCATCTGCCGCCACAGCTCCAGCTTCCCGCTGTTCCACTTCTCGTAGTGCCAGGAGCTGGATGTGCCGCGCTCCACCACATAATCTTTCTGCGCCGGGATGCCCATATCCGAAAACAGCTCCGACAGCTTCCGTTTATACAGCCAGCCGTTGGCGTCAAATACGCATACATAGGGTGGTGCTTTCCCCAAGTCCGTGGCCGCCGTGGCTTGCAGCCATGTGCCGGTGAGATATTTCCCGGTAAGATTCTCGGGCAGTGTCACGTTGCCATTGGTGTCGATCTTGAGAGACTTGTCCCAGGTCAGGCCAAGGGCTAACTTATTGCTGTCCTGAAACGCCTGCAAATGCCACTGGTTGGTGCCGTCATTCAGGCCATACCAGGGGTTGCCTGTAACCGTCTGGTTCATATGACTGCCCAGCGTTGTAGCACCGCCGACTTGCAGCCCCTTTTCAAAATGCGCATTCCAGGCCACATCCAGCCGCTGCTCTCCGCTCTCGCTGGCGTACCGCCCAATGCCCACGGCTTTACCGTTCTCGCCCAAGTGAAAGGTCATCTCGGATGTGGGGATTCTCGTTTTCGCCGACCCGCTCTCACCCAGCTTGTCCACCGCTTGAATCTCGATGGTATATACCACCGATACCGATATGGTGACACCGGGCACCACGCCTGCGTAATCGTTTCCGGAAGATTCCGCCAAAAGCGTGATCCAACTTGACCAACCGCCGCCTTCTGCCGCATAGCGCAGACGCAAGGTGCATTTATTGTTTCCGGCCAAAGAGGCAAAGGACTTAGAGCACTCCACATAAAGCGCCGTACCATCTTCGCTTATTGTCCCGTCAGAGGTAGCCCGTGCGCATACAAATTTTCTCGTGCTGCCGTTACGCACCACAGAGGGCGTATTGTACGCCAGCACCGTGACGTTTTTAGCTGCTGTAGTGGAAAACCCTCTGCTGTCCGTTGCCTTGCCAGTGATGGTCAGCACGCCCGGCGTTTGCAGTGCGTTACTGGTGGCTGTTTCCCCCGAATAGGCTTTACCCTCTACAGATGCGGAATATTGCTTTATGGTCGCGCCAAACTTTCCGCTGGCCGTGTGCGTGATTTTGGCCTGTGTTCTGCCCTGGATATACAGGGCGTTGAACGGCGCAGACAGGGCGCTGACAGGGGCCACGGCAATAGCTTCGCTTGGTCGGGTGGCCGCATTATTGGTGACGGTAAATGTCCTTTCTACGGTGTCGTAGTAATAGGTGCTGCCGATTTTGGTACGCAGCGTGAACACGACTTTTCGCGTTAATGTCGTGTTGTTGCGCAGTACGGCCCGCTCCGCATTGGTAAGCTGGAAGGTGTAGCTGCCGCCGCTGGTGCTGACGGCTCGGTAAGCAATATCCGATGCCGAACCGGTCAGAGAAATGCACACATCCAGCGCAGAAACCGCCGAGCCTGCCGGATTGGCATAGGCAATGGCTGGGTTGTCCACATCTGTAAAGTTGGGTGCGGACGTGATGGTAGCCGCCCGGGGTATGGCAGGCAGGGCAAAGCTCTCCGCCGAAGCGGTATAATCTCCGTTCCCGTAAAGCCAGCCGGAAAAGGCGGAAATGGTAAAGGTCTTGCTGCCGTCATTGTTGTGGGGAATATCCAGTGTGCCAGAGGCAAAAGTGTGATCCTTGTAATCCGTGATGTCGGAATATGTGCCACCGGAATACACAGTTTTACCGTTAATGACCACCGCGCTCATTTTTATGGCATTAGTGAAGTATTGCTCCCTCGGGGTCAGGCCGCAGGACCAGGCGATGGTAGTCTTGTTGCCGGCAATGCTTTGGCTGCCGCTAATCTTCCACTTGACCCAAAAATAGGAGCCATATTTTGTGTTTGTTTTTACGGTTCCGCTTGTTGCCATTCTTTCAGCCTCCTATCCATTTGAAGCCAAGGCCCTTATTCCGGCGCAGCTCGTAGCCACCAAGATTCAGGTTTTGGACGATGATACCGCTGTCGATGTAGAAATCCTTGCCTGCGAAGTGGCTGATCTCCTTTTCGGTTTCATCGAAAAAGGAAATGCGCCCAGCTGTGAACTGGGCAAAGGCGTTATAATTGCCCGCCGTATCGGTCTGCCCGATTTTCACGCCGTAGATTGGATTCCCGGATTCATCCTCTGCCACCTTGCCGGTACGGATATAGCCCGCCGTCTCCGTGACCTGTTTCTGCACATCCGTGACTTTGCCATCTACGCCAAGGACTTTCTGCTCCACGTCCTTGATCTCGGTATACCGCAGCTCTATGGCATTACTGTTGGCGGTTAGGTCGGATTCCGTTTGTTGCTTAAAATCATTGAAATCGGATTTTTCAATATAGGTCTCGGAAACTGTGGCCTCGAAGCGGTTCACATCCTGGGTCAGCTTTGTCACCGCCGTGCGGGTCTCGCTGACAATCGGTTCGGCACTCTCGGTCATGGCCTTACTGATGCAGTATGCGCCGGTGTAGGCCGTTTGCCCGTTGGAATAGGTGATCTTAGTGCGTCCCCACAGATACTTTCCATCCGTTATAGCCGGTGCCGTAGACTGCCATGTGCCGCCGGAAAGCTCTGTCTCAGAGGCGGAGAGGTAATATTCCACATCCGTGTTCGTGACGGAAACACCCGCAGCGCCATCCTTCCCGTCTGTGCCATTTTTACCGGGATCGCCTTTTTCGCCCTGCTGACCGTCTTGCCCCAAAATCCGTATAGGAGTACCCCACGCACCAGCCGTAGCCGATGCCGCTACCTTCTGCGACATCCAAACAACGGAAGCGGTTAAGTCCGTGTGCCAGCCGTTCAGCGTACCGTTTCCAGTCGGAGTTGCCGGTGTTGCCGTGTCGTCATGGTAAGTAATCCATACAGAAAGACCGTTGGTACCATTGGTGCCGTCCTTTCCGTCTGCCCCTGCAGGGCCGGGAGGCCCGGGGGTAAGCTCGATATTCTCAAGGTCGGTTTTTGTGGCATAGGTTTTCTGGGCTTCTGTCTTGCTGATGGTGGACTCAAATTTCCCGTCAATGGCTATGAGTTTTTGGGAGAGTCCAGAAACCGCATCCTGACTAACAGAACCTATGGCAAGGGCCGCACCGTTGATCGTGCCGTCCATCGTCAGGGCTACTTTACTGATGGTCTTTCCCCCGTCAGTAGAAAATCCCAGGCCACCGGTGGACATGATCCACATTTTGGTATTATCTTCCACGGTGGGGGTATTTCTCAGCGTCCAGCCAGTAGGGTAGCCGTCTTTGTTATAAGTGATTTCAAAATAACCACCCTGTGCTCCGATTATTTTTTGGGTAGCATCTTGAAACGACTTTACAACATCGTCATACATCCTTTTGAACTTCTGTTCCGATGGAGAAGGGGTAGCATAGTCTGTATCCGATGGGCCATAGCAAGTCAAGTCGGCGGACATTCCGCCCTTGATTTGCGTTTTTAGCTCCATCACATAGGCCGTCAGATTCTCTCCGCTACCGCCTATAACAGAAACAATGTCTCCCGCTTCAACGGCTGGATTCCCACGCCACTTAACGGTGCAAGGCCGCATTGTTTTACCGTCAATCTTGGCAAAAACGGTTTCTGCTACCTCTGCGGTCATGTATGGGTTAATGGCGGTAATACCTTTTCCCGCTCCCACACTGATGGGGTTACTATCCGTTCCAGTCAAGAGACTGTGAATCGTAAATGCATCATCAGTGGTCAGCTTCAAGCCATCCATGTACTGCGTGTCGCGGCCAATCGTAAGACCGCCATCGGCATACCAGCAAAAGACAAGGTTTCCCGTTGCGTCAAACTTTGCGTTACAACCGATAAGACCGGCCAGCCATCCCAGCTGCTGCCGCAGAGTGCCTGTGTAAGGCGCATCGATCTGAATACTCGGCATAGTAACGGCAGGCGGTGTTACACCAGCCTGTTTGCAGACATCTGCCAGCACCTGCGCCGGAGCAGCCGGGAATGTGATGGTGGGCATATAGTCCTCTGTCAGCCCAGCCATACGGTCGTAGCCTGTAACAGTTACCCACAGTTTCCCACTATCCTCTACGCCATCTGAAGGGATGTAGTATTTATTCTTTTGCACATACTGGGCTTCACCGCCCACCATGATACCGACAGAGGGGATAAAATACGCACCGTTCAGCGGCAGATTGTCCTGCTTGTAGAATGTAACCTTGCAGCTGGACGAAAACGCCGCGCCGATGGTCACGCCATCCGATGAGCCGAATTGCTCCGTTACAACGATCTCCTGTATCTCCGATGCGGGAAGGTCTGTCGTACCGTTGAAATTTACCTTGCTGGTGATTTCACGCCCCGGTGCAGAACACGCGGCGGTAAATGCGTCTGTTACAGTATGCATGGCTCACCTCTCGATGAAGTTCATGGAAAGCCCTTCCCATTGATATTCGCCATCAATAAGGCTATACATGGGTGCTGTCCTGTCGCCGACATAGGCGGTCATTTGCCGCTCAGAACCGGTCATAGCATCGGGATATTTTACTTTGAAAAAAACCTCGTCTACAGCCTGCAGCAATGTGGACATCGGCGCGGATTTCATGGGCGGCCACGATAGAGTTAGCTTACGCTTAATCCCTACCCGGTCACGAAACAAGTCCCCGTTTTGGTTTCTCCCCGTTCCATCTGCGTCAACATCCTGTATGCCCCACGAATATTCGCTGGGGTCAGGCAGCGGGACATTTGCCCCGTCTGCCTTTGTAATGGTTAAAATTGCCATTTGACCTCCTTATGTAACAAGAGGACTTGCCCCAGTCGCCCGGACAACGGCGTTGTTCTCTCTGACCACTGTTTCAAACAATTTCTTCCCAGTCACGCTGTCGAGAACAATGGTTACATGGACTTCTCCAGAACCGCCGGATTCTTCGCGGACAATTTTCCGAATAAGTCCTTCCGGGGCTTCAATGTTATTTCCGCGGGTCTGATCGCCGAGTACGGCAAGGAATTCATCGTTTGCGGGGATAACTGCGCCTTTAGCGAGGCGCGGGAGCACATTTTCGCTGATATAGTCAATGTTTACTCCAATAGATTTGCCCCCTACAAACGGCACCCACGAAGGGACATCGAAACTGATCTTGTTCATCTGCTTAATGAGCCAGTTAAGCCCTTTGATGATGATGTTGATTGCTCCATTAAGCAGATCGATTATGGTGTTCCAAATGCCCTTAAAAATGTCCTTAATTCCCTCCCACGCTTTGTCAAAATCGCCCGAGAAAACGCCGGAAATAAACTTGATTAGCCCGGAGAAAATCGTCTTAATGTCGTCGATTATATTCCCGACGGTTTGCTTGATGTTTCCAAAAACGGCGGTTACAATAGCCTTGATTCCAGTAATAAGCGGTTTGAGCTTTCCGTTTGTTTTTTTGTCGATCCAATCCAACAGCCCATTTAGCCAGTCCCTTATGCCATCAATAACGGAGCCGACTATTCCTTTTAGCCCGGAAAAGATTCCCTCGATTCCTTTCGCTGTGCGCTCCGTATCTCCGGTAAAGATTCCAGCAAAGAAGTCAATAAAACCTTGCAAAGTCTCTTTTACGCCGTTGATAAGTTCTTGTCCGTGCCCGGTCGACGTAGTAATGCTAAGAAGCAGGGATGCAATCATTGCGATTAGCAAAGGAATCCAAGAACCAGTCAGTATACCGATCCCGACACCTGCCGCAAGAATCCCTGCAATAGCAAGCATTTGGTTCTGGAAATTCCATCCGCTTTTCTCTGCATCAGAAAACGCAACAGCCAGCACAGCAAGACCGGAAACAATAGCTGTAATTCCTCCAGCAACCGGCCCAAGTGCAACATATAGCCCGGTCACGGCAAGCGTCATGCCGAAAATCATGCCGGTCATGTTCTCTTCTGTAACGCCGTTTACGATTGAATCGAGAATGTTTTGCACCAGCGTAAGCGCACCAAAAATACCGACAGCCAAGCCAATGGTTTTCTGCAAATCAAGGCCGAGTTTTGGGCCAAGTTTCCACGCCGCTAATCCGGCGCCAATTGCAAGAATCCACGGGAGCGCATTTTTGAGCTTCTGCGTGACTTCATCAATCTGCTTACTTACAGCATCGCCAATAAAATCATACTCAGGCAATTCAAAGTCAAAACCGCTGCCGCCGGACACGCCTGCAGAACCAGACCCGGACGCAGTGTTGCCGTTCAGAATGTTAAGCTCATCAAAGCCCATAACGGACTTTTTCAGTTCTTTTGCCGCGCTGGTGGCATCATCAAGGCCAGCTGCGGTGTCTTCTGCCCCGCTTGCAAGATTCTTTACACCGGAAGTATCAATGTCCGACAACTCAAATCCGAACAATTTAGCGATAGCGTCCGCAAGTTTCCGAATTGCCTTAGCTATAGCAATGGCGATCGGCAAAAGCTTCATCAAGATAGGAATAAAGATATTACCGATAGACCTGGCTGTCATCTCAATCTGTGCCTTAAAAATGCGCAACTGGTTAGCTGGCGCTTCTAAGGTTCGAGCCATGTCGCCCTGCGCCGTTGTTACCTGTGTCATAATGGCGTAGTAACGCAGCTCCGCCTTTTCTGCCTGCGTCATGGCGGAAACAGACTTTTCGATTCCCAGCGTCAATGCGGTTTGTTCCAGTTTGGCTTGCGACAGGTCATAGCCCAATCTACGCAACGGTTCCAATTCGCCAGAAACGCCGGATTGCAGCTTTTGCATAGCATCTTCAACGGAAATGTTGAAGAACGAGGAAATGTCATAGCCGAGCTGTGTAAGGTTCTTACTCATTAGGTAAGAACGGTCTGCGACAGAGCCGAAGCCGGACAGCAAAGTGTTAAATACGCCCTGATTCCGCATCCATTTTGCAGGGTCAATGCCCATTATATCGCCAACATTTTCCGCATACTCTTTGGCTTCTTTTGCGTATTGACCCATAGCCACGGTAAACAGGTTCAAATCCTCTTGGTAGGCATTTGATTCAGTGATGGCCTTGCTGATTCCTTGGCGTATCATACGAATTCCGGCCACAACCGCTGCCGTTTTTATGTTTTTGAGGGAAATCCCAAATCGGCTCGTTTGGGTGGATCCTTTGTTTACCGTGTTGTTGTACTGCTCGGTCGTTTTTATGAGCCTCTGAATTCGAGACGGCATAGCACTAAATCCATCGGCTACATGTTGCATTTCTGTGGCAAACGGTCTCAGCGCATTTGCAAGCCGGGTCATTTGGTTTGAAAACTCGTCAATGTCTGCGGCGCGGAGTTCGCGCACAACGTCCGGAAAAGCGCTGAGCTGGTTAATGTACGAACGCATGTGCGCACTTTCCAGTTCGGATAGCGGGCGCAAAGCATCTGCGACATTGTAGAGTTTGTCTATATCGCCATCGGAAATCCCGGATAGTGCCGTTCCGAGCGATTGCATATTAGTCCCAAGCGATTTTGGAATCTTAACGGTTCCAACATCGGATATGGCCTTTAGCCCGGCAGCGATAGATTTAAGTTTTTGCCCAACTGCGCCGGACCCAGACAGCGCTTTATTGAGCGCAGCAATCTGATTTGCAGCAGTTCTTACGCCGGACGCTCCGCCGGAAGTAGCCGTCTTTAGGGAGGACAACGCTTTTTCAAGCCGTCCCAAAGACGCAACGGCACTGTCGCTGTTCTCTTTGATTTGAAATTCAAGTCCGCGAATTTCAAGATTGTCCATGCTTTTCACCTCCCGGCTCGAATTTCTTGTTATTTGCAATCATGAACATTTCCATGATTGCTTTTGCACGGCTATCATTCTTCTGCTCTTTCACTTTTTTCTCCGCAGAATTATAGCTTTCACCCACCTGATAGGGGGAATCTCGATACGGAATAGGCTTTGTACCTTTCTTTGCGAACGCATGAAGAATAGGCGATACATCCGCCAAGGCTTCATAGAAATACGCACCCTGTAGCCATGCGTTTTGGTTGTCCAAGTCCTGCTTGATTTTCGCTGCCTTGCGGTAGTACTTGACCAACTCGCAATCCATTTCCCAGAACTGCTCGTAGGTCATCCCTATTGCAAGGTAATAAGGGAAAACCTCATAGAACTTTTCCGTGTAAGCGTAGAGGGGGGTATTGCCCCCCTCTTTATCGGGCGGCGGTTCGCTTACCAGTCCACCGTCCAGCTGGCGTTTCCCTCGGCTTCGGGATCATCCATGAGCGCTACAATGGGTTCGCTATACATTTCCACCAGCTTGCCCAGCATATCTCCCTTGTTGGGCAGCTGGGCGTAAATCTTGTCGATAACATCACGCTTTACATAGCGGTGATGCGCCAAAAAAGCGCCAGCAAACAGGGCCGGCAGATAGGTCATAGGCTTGCGCTGCAATTCCTCGATCTCGAAGCCCTGCCGCTCCATCATTTCCACAGATTTTCTGGTGTATTCCAGCACATATTTCACATCGTTGTGCTCGATGGTCATTGTCTTTGCCATAATTCCTCCTTACTCGCCGTCATCCAAAGTGATGACCGAGGTGGGCGCGATGGTGATATTCATTCCGACCACTTCGTTTACGCCGCCGCCGGTGGGATACACGGAAAGCTGGCCCTTGAAGGAAAACTTTCCGTCAGAGCCGGTGGGGGTAACAGAGCCACCGGCTTCTGTGCCGCCAAACCACACGGCATAATCCGCTTCCGTACCCTCTTTTGCTTTCAGAGTCTTGTAATCTGCCAGTGTGTAGTTTGCCGTGAAACTCAGGCCGTCCATAGACTGAATACCGGCGATGTAGGTCTGCATCTTGTCAGACAGGGTGGTGGTTTCCAGCATTTCGGGGTCACCGCCAAGGTCAGGGAACTCCTTGATGTCCACCAGTTTTGTCCAGGTGGTCCCGGGAGAGCTTTTCTGCATCAGGAAAATTTTATAGGTACTGATTGCCATAATTTACCTCCTAAAAAGTGTGTTTCCGTCCGTTTCGGCACGGTATCGTGCCACTAAGCGATAGATTGACGCACTGTCCATGTTCGGGACGGGTGTCATGGAAATGCGTGTAAAATTCATTGCATACAGCATTTTGTCGATTTCTGACAGGATGCTGCGGCACTCTGATTTGCTTTCGCCGGTTTTGGTGGAGTAGACATTGACTTCATACATGACGGTTGCATACCGTTCGGCGCCGGAACTGTCCTGATTAAATGTGGTCGTGTAATTGTCCTGTTCCACAATGCTTGCGTGGGGGAAATTGGGGGGAGATTTTATATACGCCCCGGAAACATCTATCCCCTTGAACTTCTTTCGCAAGGCTTCTGCAATCGGGGTAAAAATCATCCGTTCCACATCAATCATCCGAACACCTCCTTTACAATTTCTCCAAGCCGCAACTCCAATTCTTTTACGGCGTTATACATGGGCATATTGGCCGGATTACCATGTGTAAGAACAAGCGTCCCCTTTGCTCTTTCGCCTACAACGGTTCCGTTTGTACCGGGTTCTCCGTAATAACCCCATGTGGATTGTTTTCCGCGCCCTTGACCATATTCTCCGTGCTCCATTCCCAAGCCCCTTGCTTCCGGGTGATTATCCGGGTATGTTACGCCTGTGCCAAATTCAATAAATAAGACCGTGCCGCCAACGGCGACAACGGCCTTTATTTTTCCTCGATCTTCGACAGACACGGTTACATCGTTTGTGCCGTCATATTCGGCGCTCGCAAAGCCTGCGCTTGCCACTTCGTATCCCTCTTGTGTAAGGCGCTCCAAAAGCCTTGCACAGCCGCTTTTTATCCATTCCCGGTACTCCCGAACGGAATCGATCATCTGCTGTACGCCGGATGGAGAGAGGGTGGTAACAACCTTGTGCTTCACGACACATTCACCTTGCTTATGGCAATAGAGATAGAATTCAGAGATTTGGCCACGCGCTTTACGATGTAGTCATAAAGCGGTTTCCCGTCCTTATATTCCGGATTTTTGTCCACAAACAAAACGGTATCTTCTGCAATGGGGCAATCCATGTCATCCGTGACGATGACCTTGTCATAGGAAACAAATTGCCCGAATTGCTCCACTTGCGCCGCCCCGGATGCGGGGGAGATATTCGCCAGCATTTTCACTGCGTCCTTGTATTTCACAGACATTTGCCCGGTTTCGTAGCCGTCATCGGACATATTCATAGTTTTCCCGTCATACAGGAGATACCAAAATGCCGATTTGTTCCGATCCATACATCTCATTTCACCACCCCCGCATAAGGGACAATGTCACGCAAAAGGGAGGACGGGACATCGCCGTCCTCATAGGAGCGGGAAATACCATTCTCGCTGTGCGCTGTTTCGCCCTCTGCTCCGCGCTTGTTCAGCAGATATGCGGCGATTTCTACTTGGGTCATGTGATACCGTTCGGGGACTTCTTTAATCGTGTCGTCAAACGGGTATAGTTTGCGCAGCACTTTATCCCCAGCAATAGCAAGGTAGGCGGAAAGCACGCTTCCTTGCTGGTCTGTCATAGTAGCTAAAAGCTCGGTCTTTTCAGCTTCGGTCATACTTCCCGCCCTCCTTTATCAGCCGGTCACAGCTTTGGTGTTTACGGGATTGCTTGCGTCATTGGCGATGAACACGCTGCGGCTGTAGGTGGGCGCGGTGAAATCGGTGGAAATACCGGTGAACTTGCCATGATACCATTCGGGTCCGTGGTCAAGACCTACCTGGCCGAACAGCTGATACTTTTCACCAGCACCGGTCTTGGACAACTGCTCCAGGAAGAAGTTGCCCTTTCCGGGAACAGGCTGGTACACAGGAGCGATAACATCCAGATTCAGCAGCAGTGCGGTGCCAGCGGGCAGGCACTCGCCCAGGTAAAGATAAACCACGCCAAGGGGAGTGATTACGCTGGACAGCGCGATACCGTTAATCTCACGGGCGGCGGGAACCACGGTAAGACCGTTCTGCACGGCATCCGCATTGATCTGGAACATGGTCACGGCATCGCACCACAGCACCAGGCCATTTGTGGGAGCGTTTACTCCGTAAATCTTCTTCACCATGTCGGCTACATCCCACAGGCCCAGGGGCTTGGATGCCATAGCGGTAACATTGGTGGTAATGGCGGTAGTCAGACCACGGGTCTTGTTGATCTTGGAATCGTCCGCGGCCTTGTTGTATGCGCCCTGGATGAAGGTGAACTCCATATCCCGGGCAATCTTCTGAATCTTTGCGCCCACCTGGAAATCCAGTTCATTGATGGGGTTTGCCTGCTGATTCTCGATATTCACGCCGGACAGAGTGCCCATATTGGACATCTTGGCGTAGGAAACCCCTACGGTCTCCTGGAAAATCTGCGTGACATTGGTTTTCTGGGTGCGGGTCACCACGGTTGCATCAGGTGCAGTCAGAGACGCAGTCTCGCTGATAGCGGGCTGGGTGCCGCCGGCAGAGCTGTATTCCTGCCCTGTGACGAACTCAACATGGTTGGTGGTTTTTGCCCGGCTTCCGATGATGGAAGACAGAGGGGTACGGGTGTTGCCCTTGTTGAAGAGCATACCGGAGTAATTCAGCACTCCGAAGCTGGTAGCAAAAGTATCTGCCATTTTAATTCATTCTCCTTTACTGTGTGTTGTTGTCCTGATTCATTAGGCGGGTATAGTACGCCGCCTCCGCAAAATTGCCGGTGCTTTGCGCATCGGCAGCCTTTTTGGAAAAGTCTGCACCATTCGACCCGGCTCCGGCAGCGGGCTTGGGTGTGCCCTGAATTGCACTGGCCTTTACTTGCTTTGCATAAGCCTCAAGAAACGTCTGCTGGTTTGCAAACACCTTGTCGGTGTCGCCGTCAGCCATTGCCTTTGCGGTGTCGGCAGCAAGCTTTTCGTCATAGCCCTGTGCGATGAACTTGGCCGTGAACTGCGAAACTGTCTTGTCACGTCTTAGTTCGTCCAGCTCCTTCTGCATAGCGGCAATGTCCTCCGCCTGCTGCTGCTTCTGCTGCTCATCCTCGGACAGAAGCTCGTTGTGCTTCTTCTTCCAAGCAGCGGCTTCGGAATTCGCCTTAGAAACTGCCGCTTTCTGCTTCTCCAGCTCTGCGGCGTTATCCTCATACTCAAACGCTTCCAGAGCTTTCAGCTTGTCATCCAAAGACATTTCCGCATAGCCCTTGATCTTGCTGGTGTCGATTTTTGCCATTTTGATTACCTCCTGCGTTTAACAAGGCTGTTCACTCAGCACTATTTTCTGTTTTTGCGGGTTGTCTCCCGTTTGCGTTTTTAGGTCGTCCCTGACCATTTATCGCCTTGCGGCGGTTAAATCAAAAAATAAAAGGGGCTACCCTTTCGGATAGCCCCTCGGCTGTCGGTCAAGCCCTTGCAAGACCCACTCAGTATTTCTTTTTCCTACGCACTTCGATTACTACGATCTTCCCGTTCTCCACTTTCACCTCCGCTTGATTGCGGCTCTTGAGAATTTCGTTGATCGCCCGTACCATCTCCATCGTTAATTCCATTGTTCCCTCCGTTTTCCTCGACATATTCCATGCTCATCTTGTATGCCAGCTGCGGATCGCTAAATAGGCCACAATGTGTAAATGCAAGCTGCGGCGCAATTTTTCCATTGCCCAGCATGGTTACCAGCACATTTGCCTTTTCGGAAATATTCTCATAGTTCCGCCGGGTAAATCTGATCTCGATTGCAGACAGTTTCAAAGACAAATCGCTCAAGTCATTGCAAATCCGCAAAAGCACTTTCAGAAACTCTTTTTCGGAACGCTTGAACACCAGCTCGGAATCCTTTGCTCTTGCTTCCGCCGCAGACCAGCCGTCACGCATGATGACTGCAGAGCCAGTATCAGAAGTGGAAGACCCTCCGTTTCTATTGGGCATACCGCAGATGGTCAGCACTGTGTTATACAGATTGTCCGCAAGGGTCTGTGTCTGCGTCTGATTCAGCTCCGTGACAAGGTTTTTGATTTCCGCTTTCTTCTGCGGGTCAATGTCCTCAAACTGAATTGCGCCGTCCTGCCGCAAAGCGGAATACTGATCTTCGGAAATTCGCACATTGTGGAACAGAAGCAAGGACTGCACGAACTGCTCCACGCCATCCATGCGGTTGGACTCCACATTGTTGATTGCATCCAGCAGATTCAGAACGATTTCAAACGCGCCAAGTCTCGCACGGTTTGCCGGGTACTCAATAATGGGAATCCCCAAAATCTGCGGCTCGCTGCGAACAATCTTCCATGTGTCGGTCACTTCATAGAAGTGGTCTTTCGTGTAACAGCTAAAAACGACTGTCCCATCTTCCATCTTGACATACTTGACCGCCATGAGAGGAGGATTTCCCAGCTGCACGGAATACACCACAAAGCAAAACCGTGGGTCAAGGGTATAAATCTCAAACGGGGCTTCATCTTTATCTTCCGCTGTGTCCGGCATGACCATGCGATAAGCCGTGCCGCAGATGTGGAACCAGTCCGCCAATTCCTTATCCTTTGCCGGTTTGTCCTCGGACAAAACATAATCGTTCAGTTTTGTCACCATCTCGGCGGTTTTTTCATCTGCCGTTCTGCTGACATACTGGACAGGTTCGCCCATCAAATAGCCAACCTTAAAGGACACAATTTCGTTTGCCCGGTTTTCGACAATCTTGTTGTTGATCTCCGGGCGCACATCCTTTACTCTCGCAAGGATAGGCTGGTCGCCTTTATAGTACCTGTATAAATATTCCATGTCCGCGCGGTTGGCGGCGTGGACAACCATTGCTTTTTGCAGGATATTTGCAATATTACCCTCGTTTACATCGGTAGCATCCGAATAAATGACCTTTCTGCCAAACATTTGTCTCAATAGCGTCACCCCTTAAAACGGTCTTTTGAATATCTCAATCTTGCCGCTGATGCGGTTTCGGATTTCGTTCTCCAGCAACGACAAGGAATCAGGCGCGTCATCGTGCGCCACCTTGCCGCTTCTTACATAGGTGGTCACTTCCTGCATGAATCCCCAGTATTGACACCCTCGTTTGTATGTGGACGGATGCTTGAAGTAAAAATTTTTCTTGATTCCATCCGATGCAAACTCAATTCTCGTCTGCTTGTTGGAAATCGTCCTTTTTGTCCGTATGCTGGTGTTGAATCCTGCGTTTTTCACAAGCTCCGCAACATCTCTTGCAAAATACATACCTGCGTTGTTGGATTCAAATAGCGCATCGCCCACTTTGTTATCAATCAGGCACTTTGCGCATTCCGGCTTTGTGACCTCTGCGGGAGAATCATCGTACACCACATCCACGATGTAGACTTCCTCTCCGTATAAAGCCGCAACAGGCATGGCCGTGCTGTCTTTCCCGCTTTCTGCGGTGTCTGCCACGGCAATGATCGCATCCGGGTCACGGTCTACCGGAAGTTCAAAGAAATAGTTCAGCTCCGACTTATTGAACAGCAGCCCCTTTGCTTCAAAGGGCTGCTGCTGGAATTCGCTTTCAAACTGTTCCGCGCTCAGAAGCTCTCTCTGCTCGCGGAAATAAGCGGTGGTAAAAACCTTTTTACCCTCCCGCTCATACTCATAATTGCTTTCGTCTGTAATTGGGTCAAGGGCGGGGATTTCAATGGCTTTCCATGCCCAGCCGCCTTTTTGCGCTTCTTCCTGTAAATGCCCTATGGGGTCATATAGGGAGTATCTCGTCCCGGTGGCCACAATAGGCGTACCCTCGATGGCACGGCCTAAAATATCGCCGGAAATTACTTCCCACTTATCATCCAGCCGTTGACGGTTTTTCGCTTCCTCTCTGCCCTCCACACAGTCATCCAAATAAAGGACATTGGTTGCTTCCGACAAGCCAACCTGCCGTGCGTCAATCGACCGGCACATGACCGTGGGGAATCTGGATTTAGACCGCAGATTGATAATTTTCGTGTCTGCGTTGGTCTGCACTAAAGGAGCGTCCGGAAACACATCATAGAACAAGTACTCGTTCGGCGTTTGCAGATATTCCAGACAGCCGTTGTAGAAGCTTCGCACAAGATCATCGCCCGTGCCTTCCATCAAAGACGATTTATCCGGGTTTCTCCCGGAAATCATGTTGATGAAATTGATTCCAAGCTGGCTTTTCCCGGCTCTTTTCGGAAGCGAAATGGTCAGCAGCCTTAATTTGCCGTCAAGAACATCTTGATACCCTTGCACAATAGGTCTTAGATACCGCCTGCGTGGAGCGTAAAACCGCTTCTCCGGCTTTCTGTCCATCTCCACATACAGCAGGAAGGTATCGAAATCATGCGGCGCGTCAAACAGCATGGATTGCTTATGCAGCGTGTAGAAATACTCCGCGTCTTTTGGGTTTCCGTTACGCAACGCTTCGGAGGTCATCTTTCGGACTTCGGAATTTAACTGGTGCGCCGCAGCAAAATCTTCCGCTTCGTACCCAATGCACAACGCCAGCAAATCCTTGTAGGCTTCCCGGTCATGCGTTTTCTCTATGCGGTTTTTGATGCTTTCCGCAATCTTCCGATAATCCATTTGTCCTCCTGCAATAAAAAATGGACTGCCGAAAAATCGGTAGTCCATTCTATTTGGTTTTATGCAAAGTTAGTTTACAAGTTCACAATCTGACCAAGAACCTGCGCTATAACAAGTCCCCTCAAATGTGATTTCGTCTCCGACTTTAATGTTTTTCAAGGCTTCCTCTTGGTCTCTCTCAAATTCGGCAAGAAATACAACGATTGTATTCCCAATCTTCTTTTCCATCGTCAGGGTAGCCCCGCCGGTCATGTTCATAAGCCCACCGGTTTCCATCCCGTTGATTGTGGCGGTTACCTCATACCGTCTGCCTTTGTATAAATCATCTGCCACAAGCTCGTTATCCTTGTAAGCCTGATAAATCTCCTCAAAGCTTGCCGGTGTGTACTGGTCTTCTTTGGCAGGTGCCTGTTCGTCATCTTTGTTGCTGTATGCAACAGCAAGGGTAATAATTAGCAGGATGGTACATACGATTATCATTTTCTTCTGCTTGGCAGGATTCGATTTTTTCATTTCTCTTTCCTCCCTCTATTCATCAACGCCGTCTCGGAATCCCTGCGGAATCCTCGTAGTCCCACATCCGGCGGTAAAAGGTTCTGCTGCTCACATTCAGCAGTTTCACCGCGTGAGATGTTGTAATCTCCCGTTTGTACCATTGGTCATGCACCGACTTAACAAGGCTGTCTTCAATCTCGATCGGCTTGCGGCCTTTGTACTTGCCAGCCGCTTTTGCCGCCGCTATGCCCTCTCTCTGCCGCTGCAAGGTCTGCTCCCGTTCCAGCTCTGCCATTGCACCAAACACCGTAAGCATGAACTTGCCCTGCGGCGTATTCGTATCAATGGATTCCTTCTGCGATACAAAGCCCACACCTTTTTCTGTGAGCTGCTCTACCAGCGTCAACAAGTCCCTCGTGCTTCTCGCAAAGCGGCTGATGCTTTCAACAATGACCACATCTCCCTCTCGGACGAAATCCATCATCGCTTCCAGCTGCGGCCTGCCTGTACGGCTCTTCCCGCTGGCCTTGTCAATGTAGACACGCTCAACTCCAAGGTCTTGCATAATGACCTCTTGGCGGATTGTGTTCTGCTCCTCCGTGGACACTCGAATATATCCGACTTTCATGTGCATCGCTCCCTTCCTTCATCTTGTAAGGACAGTGTAGCACACGCAAGCCGATGTGTCAATAGGGCATATGTTAAAACCCGCCTTTTATTTTTTGGCAGATTTTCTAAAACCGGCTTTTTTATTTTTGGCGGGATTTTTAAAACTCGCCTTTTGTTTTGCGTTCGCCATTCACGGTTGACCCCGGCCTCGGCTCCCGCCGCATATCCCCCGGCCCCCTACACCCGGCCCAGGGTAACCCCCCGGCGGGGCTGTGCGCCGTTAGGGTGTACCGTAATGCGCATAATGCACAATGCGGCAATAAAATTATTATGCACATTTTATGGCTACAATATGCGGCAAAACTATTGACACATACTCTAATGGCATAGTATAATATCAGCATACAAGACGAGGGCGCACCCGGCAGCCGACCAAAGCACACCGGGAACGCCCCCCAACCAGCCAACAGGCCAGCACGGAGAGTATACCACATCCGGCAGCCGTTGGCAAGAGATAAGGCCATAGGGCCGGGAGGTAATACAATGGATTATACAACAGTACTTGCAAAGGCAGCACAGACACTGGAGCAGCGCAAGGACCGCAGCGCATGGGATAAGGGCGTTACCGTGTACGCCCTTGAGATGGTAGAACAGCTGGCAGAAGCCGCCGAGGGCGGTTACATCGATGCGGATGACCTGTTGGCCCCGCGCATGCTCCGCAAGGCCCTGTTAAACGGCGCGGACGATTGGAGCGCCTACAGCTGGGGGGGATGCTCCCTGATCTACAACAGCGACATTGCCGCGCGCCTGTGCTGCCCGTCCGAACTCAAGCGCACCCGCAACGGGGAGCGCAGACCCAACAGCCGGGAAGAGTGGTTAGACACTCAGGCCCGCGCACTGTTTCAGGCTGCTAACCGCGTATATAAGGCGCTCCGGGACGCCCAGGAGGTGCAGCAATGAGGAAGTATAAATTGAAGGAGCTGCGCGACCTGGTGCGGCTCGGAGTGGCAGAGGATTACACCAACAAGCCCAGCGACTACATTTACACGCTGCGCAGGCTTGAAAAAGTGGGCTATTCTACGGGCGTTTACGGTATCAATGGCGGATTGGTCGAAGATACCGAAACCGGGCAGTTATACGCCATTATCGGGCGTTGTTCTAATCTGTTTATCTTGTTTTAAGGGGGTTGTAACATGAACATTGACAGCATTATGAAAGAGCTTGCGGAGTATATCCGGATGGGCGAACAGATCGCCGCCACGGTGGACGGCCTGAAAGATCAGTTAAAGCAGATCATGCAGGAACAGAACACGGACACGCTAACAGGGGCAGAACATAAGGCCACATATAAGGCCGTTACAAGTTCTCGCATCGATACTACAGCATTAAAGCGGGAGCTGCCCGGGGTTGCGGCGCAGTATACAAAAGCCACGGAAACACGGCGCTTTACATTTTCGTGAAAGGTGGGGGGATACAATGAAAACAACAGGCCATTATTATAGATCCTTGAAAGCGTGGATAAATGCGGGCGGAAATAAGTACATTGTAAATTGTCCTTGTATCCATGTGTCCGGAAGTGTTGCGGGAATGCGCCGGGATTTTTGGGGGTATAAATGCGATGTTGTCCGGGTTGGACAATGGATATATAAAGCAAACTGAAAAGGCGGTGAATATTATTAACAAAATGATAGATAATAGGCCGCCCGGCGGTTCACTTTCGCTTGACCTGCTCCGGCGTATGTGCTACAATTGCCGTGTAAGGAGGTGCCGCTCTTGATCTTATTGTATATCCTGTTGCAGCCCGTGTTGTTGCTTCTTGACCTTGCAAAGCTCCAAAAATAACATTGCCCCGCATGGCTCACGCTGTGCGGGGTATTCTTTTGCTCTCGGTGTATTCCGGGGGCTTTTCTGCTGTGTGCCTTATTTGCCATTTTAACGCGCCTGTAAGGCGTTTTAATGTTTTGGGCTATCCCTATACCGCCGCCGCCCTGCTTTCCCTGTGGCCGTTGTTTATGGCCTTATGGCGTGGCGTTGTCTCATGCTCCGTGGCTTGCCGCTTGCGCTTCCAGCTTGCCGCCGTCCCTGTGCCCCTGTTGCCTTGTCGGGGGGCGGCATGCTCCGGCGGTGCGCTATCGATGGCCGGGGGTCTCCGGCGGCTGCTTCGCCTTGCGTGGCCCTCCGCAAAAGTCGCTGGCATAGTCGTTCCCCTCTGTGCGAAAGTCGCTGGCAAAGTCGCAAGAGTTTGCTCCAAAGTCGCTTACTTTGCCCCAAAATCATAGTCGTTTACAAAATTCCGTGTATAAAGGCGGGATTTTTCTTGCCCGCTTTCCGAAAGTTAACGGAAAGTCGTGCAAAAGTCGCTCTGTTTCGGCTCATTTTGCATCAAAGTCGCTGGCTTCTATGTACTTCTGCTGGAGCTGTTCGGGAGTCAAGCCCTCAATCTGCGGCTGGTTCGGTGTCAAAACCATCTCCTGCTTGTCCACCATTCCGTAATAGTTCTTGGCACGGAAGCAATAGGCAAGGAAATTCAGCTTCCCGGAAACCACAAGTTTTGCGTCAAAAGTCTGCAAAAACCCCTTGGCTTTTTTTATGATGGTTGCCGTTTCGGGGCTAAATCCCTTGCGTTTTCCGTATAGCCAGTCCTTAACCGTGCTAATTGAGTAGCCTGTTGTCATGTATAGTTCCTCTACTGTTGGGGTCTGTCCTGTCTCAGCGCACCGGGCAAAATAGTCGTTTATTCTCTCCGTGAGTTCTTCGTCACTCTTTACCCTTGGCTGTCTGTATTCTACAAGAGCTTCCGTAAGTAGGCGAGATACAAGGGCTCTATCTTCATCGCTGCTAAGGTCAGGCAAAGATTGAGGGAAGTTTCTTTTCCCGCCTCTGCCGGTCTCTGGTCGGTTATCCTTTGTTTTTGCTATGGCAGTAGATTTCTTTGTTGCCATTATGCGTCACTCCTGTTCGGCGAATTCACACCCGCATTCCGGGCATTCCAGCTTTGCTCTCATGACTCTGCCAGGCTTGATGATTTCCATAGTCGTTTTTCCTCCTTGTTTTCTGCCCGTCCCGCCCGTTACGCAATAAGAGCGGGCAGATATGCGAACTTCATGATTTGCTCCCCGTTCGCTTTGCAAATCTTATAAATTTCTTTGTAATGCGTTCCTTTTTTCATTTCTTCCGCCACAGTGTGCAGGATCATATCCTCAAGGAATCCAATTACAGAAATGGTCTTGAAGGGAACTTTATCTCGTTGTCCTGCTTCAATCCCAACAAGCTCATTTACAAGGCGCGAGTAGATCGTATATACCTGCTTCCGCATATTACGGCTCCCCTGCGCTTCTGCATATTCTACAAAGTCTGCCAGTGTGTCCGTCTCGGCTCTGCGGACAAGCTTTCCTTGCTTGCGCGTCATGAGCCATTCCGTTGACCGCCTCTCCCGGATGAACGCCTCCATCCGGTTAAACGCTTCAATGTATTTAAGTTTCCATTCCAGCGCGGCTTTTCCAGTAAAGCCCATCGCCAGCAGCGTGAATCCGTCGCGGTTCATAAGGTACTCTTTGTATCCTCTGCCGCGCTCTGTCTCATAGAAGCCTTTTTTGAACATGTTTTTCACCGCAGGATTTTGAGCAGTGAGTTTTTCAATGTCCCTCGTCACATTCCGATGTTCTTTTCCAAATCTTTCCGCTATCGCACGGCTGCTCACTACCGCTTGTTCGTGGCTTTCAAAAATCATCAATTCATTATCCATGTTTACTCTCCTAAATATTTATTTGCGGCTGTGGAGAACGCGCCGCATTATTCCTAATTTGCCACCAGCCCCCACCCCTTGGCTACAGTAACAGTCTTTCCCCGCCCATGCGGCCTTCTGGAAGCTCTCAAACATGGGTTACACAGTTATTTTGGCACCACACCGCGCCGCGCCTTTTCATCAGCCGCACACTGTTTTTGCGGATTAACTGTCCGCCGCTGTGGCCACAGCTTGTGTGTACTTAACTTCTCGCGCTTCCTCGCCCGCTTGTGTGGTTGGTGCGGCATTGCAGTCCTGCCCTGCTTTAGCGCTTCAGGGAAAGTCCCCGTCACTCGCTGTGGTCTCCCCTTACGGGGCACCTATGCCGCATATTGGTCGTCTTCCCGCTTAGATTGTCACACGCTCATGCCCGCTTGAGGCCCCGCAAGCATCTCAAGCGCCGCTGTTCGGTCATGGCAAGGAGGACGCATCCTCACGCGCAGTTTTCAGCGAGCATTGTCATTTCCATGTGAGCCACGACGAACGGTCTCACAGTGTCCGGGTGCTACCCGGCCTCTGGCAGGGACGGTTGGGAATCGAACCCACCCAAGCGGTTTTGGAGACCGCCTCGCCAGCCTTGGAACATTCGCCCCTAAATGTCCCTCCTGGGCCACATCGTTGAGAGGTGCGGAGGGTCCTGTTGGTGCCGTGTGGGAGGTGCGACCTCCCGCCCCGGATTGTGGGGTGCAACGAGCGCACGGCATATAACAACAGCCCATAGGTTTCCCTATAGGCTGTTTGTGCCGGTATGACCTTTCGGTGCCGTAAGGTGCGCCCAATACCGGCGGCGCATAGAAGGGAGGAAAAGTGATGATTGGGAAATCGCGTGAATGACCATGTCCTATCATCCACTGTACCTATTGTAGCACATCATTAAGTGGAATCTGTATCACCTTTCACGAGTAACCCTGCATATTTCGCTATGTCATGCAGAAATCTCTCCTTCCTCCGGCTGAATGTTGCCTCGCTAATCCCGGGAATCACGATCCGATTACGGGCATACTTGTGCTTACCTTGGCAGTTGTGCATGATGCCATATATCAGCTGCCGCCGGATTGCATCGCTACCGATATCTCTGCCACAGCGGTCTATAGCGTATTCCACCGCAAGCATCTTCTGCGTCTCCGGCCAGTTCTCTATGGCTGCAAGCTGCTCCGCCTTGCTCTCGGCGGGTCTGCCGGCGCCTTGTCCTCTTGGCATGCCCTCTGTGGCGCTATGCGTCCCGTCCAAGATCTCCGCCCGGGCCTCGCGATACGCCCGCACCCGGCGCGGATATCCACGCACATAAGCAATGCACTCCAACCGCACGTCATAAGGCAGCGTCGCCTTTTTGCTCATTTTCCCTCCTTTACTCCGCACTGTTTACCATCTTATATTCGCCCCGCAGGGCCTTTTCGATGTCCGCCATCTTTACATAGCCGTTGTTTTTGGCCTCCACCAGCTCCACAAGGCACTGCTGTAAGTATTCTAGACTACGGGTGTCGTGCTCGTCCGCCGTCTCCTCCCGCACATGGAATCCGAACTTGTCCAGCAGCACACAGGAAACATTGTCCATGCATTGCTTGGTGCCATCCAGGCGCCCCAGTTCGTAGGCCTTAGCCGGATTATTCGGCACCGGTCTGCCGTTCGCCCTTTTGAGCATCGCTATTACCCCTTTCCTCGTATTTGCATACGCCCGGTGTATTTGCCACTGGGCAATAATCCGCACACGCCGGGCAATCCGCATTGACGCATATTTCGTCCTGCATCCATTTGCAGTCATCAAGCATCGGTTTCACCGTCCTTCCGTTCGCCGTAGGAGCAAAAATCGTCAGGCTGCACCCGATGCCACCCGCGCCCCCAAATCGCGCAGAAAAAACCGCGCTCTTCGTGGTCAGTCGCTTCTTTACAGTGTTTACAACCCCTACACCGCACCACCGGGGCCACATCAGCGGCGGGCACTTTTTGCAATTTCTCGGACAACCTGCTTACCCGCATCACGGGTGCCATGCACGCCTCGCTTACCCACTCATTCGCAGCTTTCACCGCGGCTTCTCGTTTAATGTATTCAGCCATTGTCAACCCTCCTGTTCCACTCTTTAATGGCATCTTCTTCCGTGTGTCCTCTTTTTGCCCCAGCACCACATTTTTGACACTGTGCAAAGAATCGGTAGAATAAATACTCGTTATCATCTGCAAGTATCTCGACACCTTTGTACCCACAGAACGGGCATGGTTTCAATTCGGTCATCACAAAATCCTCCTGTCAAAAGTAGCGCCGTCCTGCTCCTGAACCTCAAATTCGCTATTTGCGAACTCGCACGCGCCCTCCTCGTCTACACCGGGCATCGTCACGATAAACGATGCAATGGAGTAGTAATAACCGCCGTTCCCAGCGTCTGCGTTTGCGTATGCCTCGCAAATAGGGTTCATGTTGTGCATGATCGTCACCCTTGCGCGGCAGCCGTAGGTGTCACTATCCTCCCATTTTTCGCGTTCTATTTCCGAAACGCTGGTGATAGCGGCATCCAGCACCACATTCTTAAATACACCTGCCGCATAAGCGCAACAGTCGTAGTCCGTCATTTCAATGCGGATTTTTACGCCGTTGTCCAGTTCAATGCGGTCGTCGTTCCACTTCACAATGCGCCGGTAAAGCAAAAGCTGGCGCAAGTCGTCAAAATTAATTTCTTTCATTCACATTTCCTCCACATAGCACCAGCTTTGCGGTGCTTTAGTAATCGCCGCTGGAATCATGCAATTTTCATCATAGATACAGGCTGTGCTTTCGTACCCACTTTTGCTGCATGATTTGCATTTTTT